GTATCGACAACGAAGAAACGTTAGATGATGCTTACTCTGGCTGTTATCGTGACGAGTCAACATTTTGTGAGGACTTGCTATATGATATTAATAGTGATATTCTTGACAAGATGCCAGTCTATTTAGAAAGTGCAATTGATTGGGAGTTAGTATGGTATCAATCAATTCAATATGATTACTTTGCAATTTATCACGAGTGTGAATACTATTTCTTCAATCGTAACTTCTAATTAATTATTATTAAACAGTATTAATTGATTATTATTACTTGCAATCACAATCCGTCGTAATTAATAATACATTGCGGCGGATTTCACATTCAACACATTCACTTCGCATTACAAGGACGCAGCAACGACTTATGCCAACTGAAACAACAATCATCCTTGCCATTATTGGAATGGTAGGCTTATTTGCCACAGCAACAGTGTATCAACGAGCTAATCGTGTTAGCTCTAACTACTACAGGAGAACTAAATGAACACTATGTCAGCAGAATATGTCTATGGTTTGGATAAGTTTGCAGCTCAGTATGCTTATCAATTGATTGTTGAACAACTCATTGGAGAGGGTGAAAGGCATGACATTGATGCAATTGCCAATCAAATTATGGATAACTCTAAACTATATCCTGAATTCTTTAACCATCCATTCTTTGATAAGATAAATTAATGATCAGGATTAACTACTACTGTAATTTTTTAAATGAGATGCGTTCATTGTTTGTCGGTTCTGAAAAAGTAATGGACAAAGAAGTAGAACGTCTCAACAAACTAGATTATACAATTCATTCTATCGAGATAGCATCAGATGACACCTGAGACACGTCCACAAGCGCCCACAGCAGGCTTTCAAACGCTGTGGGTACAAAGACAACTAAAGAGACTAAGGGAGCGTGCAGAGGCTCTCAAGGCACAGTACATTAAACCAGACGACATCATTTAACTATGCAATCTAAATCTTATGATGATGATTACTTCATCAAGAACGCTATCTTATGTTTTCTTCATCACTATCCTAATCATAAATGGACAGCAATTTATGAAGAGTTAGCAGAACGCGACACATTCACAACTCCTAAACCAAGGACGCAACGAACAACCAAAGCACGTAAATCTAATGCTAAAGAAACAGAATCTTAAGACGTGGTGCTATACTACAACAGATGGTCAGGTGCGATATTTATTAGCACCCGATTCAGATGTAGCCATATGGACTGCAGTTGAATTGTCCGGTGGATCACAATACTTAAGAGATGTTTATTTAGAGCTAAATGAATAACAAGAAACCTTATTTGCCGAATAATTGGCAACAATGGAAGGAAATACCTGATGAGTTCCTTTATGCACCAACTTATGGTGAGTTTTGTGATTGGAAGTTAAGTGGTTGGGAGCTACCTAGTTCTGTATGTTGTATTATCCGAGAAACAACACCTAAAGGCAAAGTAAAAGAATATGTCTATCAAAAACGTCATGCTGCTGATAACAAGATTAAAAAGCTAATGTTAAAAGGCAGCGAGATTGTTGTCTGCACTGAAAACAGTTTACACTTTATCACCCCTAATTATGAGCCTGATTACGATTGAACAGTTTGAAGAGTTTAGTGAGGACTATCCTGAACTAGCTCAATGCTACACATTCACCGATCACAAGGACGCAGAGGAGGATTTATTTGCCAACACCAGCACAAATAGACGAACAGATCCAATTTGAGCGTGATGCTATTTCACAAGGTCTCAAGCGTTTACATAAGAACACCTACGATTTAGAGAGTAAATCTTATGCGTCTGCTACTGTATATGGGGCTGCTTCTATTGATACCTTGTTGCCTCTTGTGGTTAGACGTATTGAAAATACTACAACTAGGTTGACTAAAGGTGAAGCAGGTAAAACATTCAAAGAGATTCAACGGTATCTTGCTGATGTTGAGCCTCTTGCTGCTGCTGCTTTAGCTGTTAAATTAACTTTTGATAAAGTCTTTTCATATAAAGATAAAAGTAATCAAGCAGTAAATGTGTGTGATGCCATAGGTATTGCTGTTGAGCAAGAGTGTCAAATGAGACACTACGAAAAACATGCACCAGGACTTCTACATGTATTAAAAGAGAACTATTGGCATCGTTCAATAGGTACACAACAAAAAATAGTTGTGATCCGTACTTTGATGAATCGTTATGACGTTAAACAATGGGATGCATGGGGCAGAGCTAATCGCATTAAACTTGGAGGCTGGTTACTTGACTGCATCATGCAAAGCATCGGGTGGTTCACAAAAGACATGCAACAAGAAGGACGTAAACGTGTTCAATATGTTGTACCGACTGCAGAATTTCTTGAGATCAAGGACGCAGTAATGCGTGATGCTGAGTTATTCAGCCCACTTGCATGGCCAATGCTTATTGAACCTAATGACTGGACACATGAAAAATGTGGCGGTTACATCCTAAATGAGGTGATGAGAGGCCATGATATGGTTAGACGCGGTACGGGCGGATGTATACAGGGAGAGAGACCTATTGAGTTTTTGAACCGAATTCAGAAGGTTGCTTATCGTCTAAACCCATTCACTGTGGGTGTAGCGGAAGAACTAGATAGATTGGAACGAGCTGTCGGTAAGTTTCTCCCTATTATTCAGCATGACTTACCTCCTAAGCCTGTAGATATAGCAGATAATAAAGAAGCTCGTCATAGTTATAACAGACAAGCTGCTGCTGTTTACAATTTACAAGCTCAAGAGTTTAAGAAGTCATGTAGAACAAGAATGACAATGGAAGCTGTACAAAGATTTAAGAGTAAAGATAAATTCTTTATTCCTTGGTCTTTTGATTACAGAGGTAGAGCTTACCCAATCCCTTCATTCTTAACACCACAAGACACAGACTTTGGAAAAAGTTTATTGTCTTTTGCTGAACCGTCTTACATGACTCCTGAAGCTGAAGATTGGTTAGCATTTCAAGTAGCAACTACGTATGGTCTAGATAAAGCTACAATGCAAGAAAGATTAGATTGGGTAAAGGATAATACTCATCTTATATCTTGTGTCGCTAGTGATCCTATCTTACACATTCACGACTGGGAAGTAGCTGATGAGCCATGGCAGTTTTTGGCAGCATGTGATGAGTATTATCATTGTGTGCTTAAGTGTGATCGTAATTTTACAAGTTTGCCTGTAGCCACAGATGCTACTTGTAGCGGGTTACAGATACTAGCAGGTCTTGCTAAAGATAAGAATACTGCTAGTCTTGTTAATGTTATACCATCTGATAAACCACAGGATGCTTATGCTGTCGTCGCTCGTACTGCTACTCCTTTCTGCCCTAATTCTATTCGTAATTATATGGATAGAAAGGTAGTCAAAAGAGTAGTGATGACCGTACCTTATAATGCAAAACCTTTCTCAAATCGTGGGTACATCAAGGACGCACTAAAAGAAAAGGGTATTGAGATTGATAAAGATGACTTGACAAAAACTGTTGAGGCTGTTAGAAATGCTATGGATGAGGTCGTACCTGGTCCTATGGCTGTCATGAGTTGGATTGAAGAGGAGGTTGCTAAAGCAATTGACTTGGGTAAAACAGAACTAACTTGGTCTACACCATCAGGTTTTGTTGTTAATCAAAAACTTATGAAAAAAGAAGTTGTAACAGTTAAATTACAACTGCTTGGTCGTTGTGAGTTAGAAGTTGCTACACAAGATAGTGACGAAGTTGACAAACAACACCACAAGAATGCAACAGCACCTAACTTAATACATTCACTCGATGCTTCCTTGCTCCACTTCAGTGCATTAGCTTTCAATGCACCGATCGCTCTCATCCATGATTCTGTATTGTGTCGTGCTACCGACATGTCTGCTCTCAGTGCAATTGTACGAGAGACATATATGCACCTATTTGCCGAACACAATTACTTACAAGACTTTGCTGACCAAATAGGCGCAAAGACTGAACCACCGATTATTGGAGACCTTGAACCGGAATCCGTAATTGAATCCACTTACTTCTTTTGTTAAATGCCACGTACAATCCACAAAACTGAACAGCCTGTAGTCCTTGAAGGATTCCAAGCTATACTGAAACCATCTAAGTTTGGCTATAGCCTAAAAGCTTTAGTGTCTGAAGATGTAGTAGAAAGTCTCGAAGAAGAACGTACAGAAAACTTAAAATGGTGCGAATCCAAACTAAAAAACCCTAAGCGTTCAACACTACGACCTGAACCATGGGAAGAGGTATCTGAAGGACAATACACAATTAAGTTCAGCTGGCCTGAGGATGAAAAGCCCCCTGTAGTTGACACTGAAGGGACAATTATTACTGATACAAACATCCCTGCTTATAGTGGAACAAAGGTAAACCTAGCGTTCTATCAGAAACCTTATGTGATGCGTGATGGCGTTACTTACGGTACAAGTCTTAAACTACTTGGAGTACAGATCGTTGCACTTAGCGGTGCTGCTGGAGTGGATGCAGGAGATATGAGTACTGAAGATGTAGCTGCACTATTTGGAACTACTAAAGGTTTCAAGCAAAGTGCACCAAATGTTACACCTACTGTTGTTGAAGAGGAGGTTGAAGACGACTTCTAATGGCATTTCGATCAGGTCTCGAAGAACGAGTTGCTGATCTTATGTGTGAGCTGGGTGTTAAATATGAGTATGAATCAACAAAGGTTCCTTATATCATTCAGCATATCTACACTCCTGATTTTCTATTACCTAATGGTGTATATTTAGAATGTAAAGGTTATTGGGAAGCTGAAGATAGACGTAAGATCAAGAATGTAAAAGAACAACACCCTGAACTTGATTTACGTATGGTCTTCCAGTCTCCATATAATAAAATTAGTAAAGGATCAAAAACAACATACGCAAAATGGTGTGACAAACACAACATACCGTGGACATCATTCCACAACATACCAATCGACTGGCTCATCTGAGTTTATAAGACACGGACCTTGCGATAATTGTGGATCATCAGATGGCAATGCTATCTATACTGACCACAGTTATTGTTTTGTATGTCATACTTATACTCAAGGTGATGAGGAACCTGTACACATTCACAATAATAACAAATTGGAAATCAAAGGCTCAGCCGAACGGCTGCAGAAACGTAAGATAAGCCAAGCAACATGTGAGAAATTTAAAATATATCGTGATGGAGACAAGTTAAGGTTTTACTATCACGATCCATCTGGCATTGTAAAAGGTGCTAAGATAAAAACTAAAGACAAGCAGTTTACTTATGAAGGAGAATCTCCTGGTACATTCTTTGGACAACATTTATGGAGTAACAGTGGTAAGCGTATAATCATCACTGAAGGTGAGCTTGATTGTGTGTCTTATGCAGAGCTATTTCCAAGTTGGCCTGTAGTATCATTACCTAGTGGTGCGGCAGGAGCCAAGAAAGCAGTACAGAAAAACCTAGAGTTTCTTCAAGGTTATGAAGAAATATTGCTTTGGTTTGATTCTGATGAACCGGGTCAGAAGGCTGCTGAGGACGCTGCAGGTGTACTACCACCTGGCAAGGCTTACATCGCCCGTCTAGAGGCTTACAAAGACCTTTCAGACGCCTTACAAGCTGGCGATAACAAGGCTATCGATGATGCATTCTTTAAACGTAAGGAATTCAGACCTGATGGTATTGTAGACGCAAAATCTTTACTCGAAGTATTAACTACACCACAACCACCAGCAGATTATGACTACCCATTCCAAGGACTTGAAAAGGAACTACGAGGGATCAGGCTGGGGGAGCTTACAACGATTACAGCAGGTTCTGGTATCGGAAAATCCAGCTTCTGTCGTGAAATTGCAGCTCACCTATTGCAGCAAAAGGTCAGGATCGGTTACCTGGCGCTTGAAGAAAGTGTCAGAAGAACAGGTCTAGGTTTAATGTCAGTTGGAGTACGTAAATCATTACATTTGGAACAACGTACTAATGAAGAATTGACAGAAGCATTTGATAAAACAGTAAAAGATTGGGATTTATTCTTATTTGACGGTTTTGGTTCATATGAACCTGATATTATCTATAACAGGATTGAATACCTAGCCTCAGGACTTGATTGTAAAGTTATTTTCCTTGACCACCTATCAATCTTAATGAGTGGTCTTGAGGGAGATGAACGTCGAATGATTGACGTTACTATGACTCGGTTACGCTCACTTGTAGAACGCACAGGTATAGCACTTTTCTTAGTATGTCACACAACAACACCCACAAATGGACAATCACATGAAGAAGGCGGCAGGGTGCAACTGCGAAACCTTCGAGGAAGTAGAAGCATTGGTCAGCTCAGTGACAATGTTATTGCACTCGAAAGAGATCAGCAGAGTGAATCTGATAGAAATACAACGATTGTTAGAGTCCTTAAAAATAGAAATTCTGGCGAAGATGGTGTCGCTTGCAGACTAAAGTTTAACTTATCTACCTGTGAATATAATGAAACTACAGAACCAGCAGAATTTAACGCAGAAACAGATTTCTGAATACGAAGCCATGAACGAAGAATTTATTAAAGAAAATGTACCGTTTCGTATTGATTTATCATTACATAAGCCTAATCCTCCTACTGAAGAAGAAGTGAAACGTGCTAAGTTTGTTGATAAAACCTATCACTGGCAAGGACGTTGAATGCTAATCTTTGATTTAGAAACTGACGGTTTATTACGTGATGCTACCAAAATCCACTGCCTTTGTATTTATGACACTCAAACTGAAAAAACAATGGTATTTAATGACCAATCGTTTCAGTCAGCAACGGAGAGAAAAGCAACGGAACCTATCGTACGCGGTATCCAATTACTCGAAGACGCTGATTACATTATCGGTCATAACATTATTGGGTACGATATTCCTATCATCAATAAGTTTTACCCCTGGTTTAGACGTATTGGTGATTGCTTGGATACTCTTTTGCTTAGCCGTCTTTATCACCCGAACTTGACAGAAATTGACAAACAAAAAACATGGGAGGGTATGCCACTTAAACTTTATGGATCACATTCACTAGCATCTTGGGGTTACCGTCTTAATGAACATAAAGGTGATTACTGCGAAGATACCGATTGGAAAGAATGGACACCAGAAATGGAAAATTACATGATACAAGACGTTACTGTAACTAAAAAACTTTGGACACACTTCCAACCATACCTGAATGGGTTGCGCTAGAACATGAAGCAGCGGAAATCCTCACAAAACAAGAATTACATGGATGGTGCTTTGATGAACGCTCTGCATGGCAACTTGCATCAACTCTCAGACAAGAGCTTGAAGAAACTTATCAACTACTACGTAACAGGCATCCTTACGTTGCCGGACCAGTATTTACTCCTAAACGAGATAATCGGACCCAAGGCTATGTCAAAGGTGCTGCACTTACACGCCTTAAAGAATTAAATCCTACATCAAGAGATCATATAGCATGGATCCTGCAAACATTTCATGGTTGGATTCCAACCCAGACGACACCTACTGGGAAGCCCATCATCGACGAACCGATACTGAAGGAGATAGGGACATCGACTGCCCTTGCATTCCTGCGGATTTTGACGATAACGAAGATGCTTGGAATGATATCAGAAGGCGCGAACGCGTGGCTGAAGCTATCTACGACTGCTAATAGAATACATCATCATTGTTCCGTTGCTACTTCCACTTTTCGCTGTGCACACAGAAATCCAAATCTCGCCCAAGTGCCAAGTGACCCTAGATTTAGAGAACTTTTTATACCATCTCCGGGTAAAATCATGGTCGCTGCTGATTTGTCTGGGATTGAGCTTCGTATGCTTAGCCATTTCCTATCCCGATACGATGGAAATAGGTACAGAGACATCCTCCTCAATGGAGATATACACCAAGTAAATGCAGATAAGGTGGGCGTTTCTCGCAAACAAATCAAGACAATTTCATACGCATTTTTGTATGGTGCAGGTGACGAAAAAATTGGACACAGCTATGACAAACTTCTTTCATCCGCGAAAGCCAAGAAGAAAGGAAAAGAGATCAGAGAAGCCTACATTCAAGCGATTGATGGGCTGGATAAATTACTTGAGGCTATCAAGAAAGCAGCGGAGCGAGGTTTTCTCAAGTCTATCGATGGCAGAAAAATTATGGTGGATAGCCCGCATAAAGCGTTGAACTACTGCCTTCAAGGTAACTCTGCAATCTTGGCAAAACGTTGGATGGTTATCAACCAACAAAACATAAAAAAATTAAATTTAAATTGTTCTCAACTAGCTTTCATACATGACGAATTACAATTCGAGTGTTCCCCTGAACACGCAGCTGACTTATCAACATCCTTGGTATTTAGCAGTCTCGCAGCTGGAGAATACTACAACCTCAGAGTTAGAATCGACGCGGAAGCAAAACAAGGAAAAAACTGGAGTGAAACACACTAATGAGAAGTAAGTCATTGATGGGGGTAATTACCGTAGTACCTTTTACATCGAAGAAAACACGTCAGGGTAACGGTTTGCATAGTAAACCACGAAAGGGTAAAAAGAAATATAGAGGACAAGGTAAATGAAGCTAAATGTTGACGCCGATTACATTGTTTATAAAGCTTGCGCTGGTGCAGAGTCTGACCTAGACTTTGGTGACGATGTAATTGTAGTTGTCAGCAAATTCAGTGAAGCCTATTCAGCTGTTAAACGTGAACTAAATAAAATTAAAACCAAGTTCATGTGGGATGTACCTGAAGTAGTTCTTTTCTTTAGTGATAGTACTAACTTTCGTAAGGAAATCATGCCTGCTTATAAAGGTCACCGTAATCGTAAGAAACCTTGTGGATACAAACGTGTCATCAATGCTCTCAAAGATGAGTATGAAGTAGTAATACTCCCAACTCTTGAAGCTGATGATAGTATGGGTATCTACGCTACTAAATATCCTGGTAACATTATCGTTAGTCCTGATAAGGATATGCGTCAGATACCTGGGATGCTCTACAACATGGATGAAACCGTGAATGTGGATGCTATAGAAGGACAACGCTGGCACCTTATACAAACGCTTGCAGGTGACCAGACGGACGGTTACAGTGGTGTACCTGGGATAGGAATCAAACGCGCAGTTGCTTTGTTTGAAGAAAAAGGTTACACTTGGAAAACAGTTGTTGATGCATTTGCTGAGAAGGATCTTGGTGAAGACATTGCACTGCAAAATGCAAGACTTGCAAAGATTCTTACCACCGATGATTATGACTGGACAGCAAAACAACCAATACTCTGGGATCCCACCGATGCCGGAATTTAATCTAACAATGGAGCAACAATTTAAGCTTAGAAGGCTTGAAGATTTGCTGCCTGAAGCAGATAAAAAAGATATTATTACCCTTTTTATGGCATTACAAAAGCAATGCTTTGTTTTAGGTAATAACATGACAAATTTATTGAAAAAATGGCCCAATCACCCGAACACTACGGAAGCAATTGGAAAATCGGAGACTTCATCCGAGAACAAGAGTTAAGTTTTCATCTTGGGAACGTAGTTAAATACGTTTGCCGCGCTGGTAAAAAAGAAAACAACACTAAACAAAGAGATCTAGAACAAGCAATCAACTACCTTGAAAATGAACTTGAACACACCATCTCTGCTGGATCAAGCGGAACAATTCAGAGCAGCCTACAAGCTTTCAACGAGTGGGAAAGTGAGAGGGACTCAGAAATCTTTGATCGATGAGGAATGGAGTGAATTCCATGAGGCTTATCACCACAAAGATGAGGCTGAACAGCTCAATGAATTAGCTGACCTTGTCTATGTCTGCTTCCAATATGCTGCATCCCAAGAATGGGATCTAGACGAAGCTATGAGACGTGTTCATAAAGCGAACATGTCTAAGTTGGGAGAAGACGGTAAGCCTATCTACAGAGGAGATGGGAAGGTTCTTAAGGGACCAAATTTTAAGAAAGCAACCTTTGAAGATTTGGTATGACACACCCACTGACTGACGAGATCTGCGACCAAATCCAAGACTCTGTTCACCCTTGTGACCCCGAGAATATGCGCGCCTCTGCCGATTGGCAGTTAGCTCAATGTCTTGATTACATTCGCACTACCCAAGGTGATAATGCAATGGTTCCCTTCATGGAAGCAATGCGCCCAACAAAAACACAGGAGGTTAACTAATGAGATATACAAACGATGTTTTTCAAAACAAGATTGGCTATGAACATCCAGTTTACGGTTGTCCAACCGAAGAGATGGATACTGAGGAAAAATTTGATGCACTTCTAGAATTAATTAACGATCTTGAATGGCGTATTTCAGAACAAGATAAAAAAATAGAGAACCTACGTACCAAGCATAAACCACGTGCCAAATAAATAATGGAACAGTTGAACGCTAAACCAAAATATCATTACATCAAACCAACAAATGACTAATCTAATCTCCCGCACTGGACGGGTACAATCTTGGATGGATGACCCAACTGGTCGCCTTCCTGTCAGCTGTACCGTCTATAAGGTCTCCAATGAAATGGAGGGACCTAATGGTATTGAGGCAAGCTGGAGGTTTGCTTCACATGCCCTGAGATTCGGAGCAGGTTGTGCTATTCACCTATCTGATCTTGACCCTAAGGGTTATGTCAGGGAGTCAGGTGTGGTTGCATCTGGCCCCGTATCTTTCGGTAAAATTTATAGCTCTTTAAATGAAATCCTACGTAGAGGCGGTCATTACAAAAATGGTGCGATTGTTCTTCATATTTCCCTTAATCATGCCGATGCTCTTGAGTTCATTACTACTCCTAGATCCGAACTTCCTTGGGTCAAACGATGCATCAACATCACTGAAGAGTGGTGGCAGGATTGTACGTTTAAGGAAGAGCTACTACATGGAATCAAGTCAGGAGATATATGGCTAAATAAAGTCCGATATGACAATGAAGGAAACAGAATTTTCGGGAATGTTTGCCTTGAGGTTTACTTGCCCTCACGCGGAACGTGCCTCTTACAACATGTCAATCTCGGTGCCTGTGAATTCGACGACATCCCCCGTGCTTTTGTTGAAGGCATGTCCGAATTGTGCAGACTCCATAGTAAAACAGGTGTGGGAGCAACTGGTGAATACCTATCCCCCGAAATCGATAGACAAGTTGGACTTGGAATGCTGGGTCTGGCCAATCTCCTCCGACGTTACGGAGTGACTTACGAACAATTTGGAAGAGCGTTAGATCAATATAACAACAATGAAACTATTCGATCTGCCGCGTATGAACTTGTCTCTCAATTTGCTTCAGGAATTAATCAAGCAGCCACAATCGCTCGCAACAATAATATGGTTCGAGCCTTTGCTATCGCTCCAACCGCCAGTTGCAGTTATAGAAGCTTGGATCTGGATGGCTATACTAGCACACCAGAAATCGCTCCACCTATCTCGCAGACAGTCGATCGCGACAGCGGTACTTTCGGAGTACAAACTTACAACTATGGTGATGTAGAAATTGCTGTTAATGTTGGATGGGAAAATTATAAAAGAGTTGCAGATGGTATCATGACTTTACTATCTCGCACAGGACTTCTTCATGGTTACAGCTTCAATAGTTGGAGCGACCAAGTAATCTACGATAATAATTTCGTTGAAGAGTGGCTTCGGTCTCCGCAAACCAGTCTATATTATTCATTACAAGTAATGGAGAATACACAAGATAAATCTGACGTATATGCTGCAATTGGTTCAGAATACGTTGAGAGTTATCTAGAGGACATTTTAAATGAAGACCTTACATGTGATTGCCAAGAATGAGGAAAAACCCTTACGAGATACTACTAAAAAACAAAAGAAAATGGACACCCGTCCAGACAACTGCAGGATTATGCAAGGAAGGGGCACACGAGACTCTTCTCCGTGTTCTTGCCTTGCGACATATGGAACTACCTGTGGGAGATTTTATCCGTGATGGATTGGCTTCCGAAGTTCCAATACTATCAAGAAATCTCCTTGAATCAAATGTCAAGGATGAAGAAAACCACGACTTGGCTCTCGGTTACATTGCCAATAGTTACGGTGTTGATGAAAAAGCTGAAGCCGAAGCACTCAAGCTTAGGGATGCATGGACATCACATCCTGATCACACAATCCTCAAAGCGATGGTTGCCGAACGTGCAATTTTCTTTGTATTACTCCCGTTCCTACGTCGTAATGGTGACGATGGGATGCGTACAGTATCCGCCGATATAAGTAGAGATGAACAAGTACACGTTGCTGCCAATAGCCTTGTTTGTCGGGAGCTGGGGCTTAATTTCAGCCCTAGTCTTGATAAACTCCGCAAGGCAACTATCAATTGGGTAATGCAACCCTTAGGTATTAATACTACCGATAAACATTTGGACAAAAAATTTTGGCTGGATTCTAGTGATTTCTTAATGTATGAGGGTAAAGCTCCACAGCTTTCCGATACACGTGCAGCACGGATGCCAGCTTTCTTTGAGCATAGTAATGTCAATCTCCCCCAATACGCTTGAAGTTCTAGGAATGAATTCCCGTGGACTTGTAGCAGCCTTAGAACACTCATTTCCACCAACTAATCCTAACCCTGAAGATACAATGGAAAAAATTATGTACAGATCTGGACAACGTAGTGTTGTTGAATGGATCATTAATTATATGGAGGAAAATTAATGTCTAGCCTTTTTAATATTCTTCTAAATTCCAAAAAATATGACAACAAATATTATGAGAAACCTAAAAAGCTGGGACAGCCAGCAAAATTAAAAAAGGGTTACATTAGTTCTCAAACCCCTCTTGGTGGTTTTGGTGATCCTGTCTACTCGACACCTGCTAGAAAAAGCACAAGATATAACCCTAAAATAGGCAGTAGATCTACTACAATTCCTGGTAATTATATTTATGAAGATCCGAAAATTGAGTTAGAAAGACAGCAACGGGCTTATCAACAGCAGCTACAAGCTACTGCTTCTAAATCACAATCAGATATTGCTAAACAACTGAGGATTGTTCAAAACGAAAGATCTGCTGTATCTAAACTGTCTCAAGACTATGCAGATATGATAAAGAAAGAAGCAGCTGCTAAAGAAAAGGCTATGCAAGATGCAAAAATTGCTGCAGCTACTACTGCTGCTAATCAATCTAGAGCATCGCAAACAAGTAACTTACAAATCCAACCTGCTTCTCAAACAGAAAGAGCAGGTGGTACAAAAATATTTAAAAGGAGAGGTACCACAGCTTCTAGATTTATGTCCGGTATCAGTGGAATGGTAAACATCTAATGACTGCAAAGAAACGTTATGATAGATTGTCTTCAGACCGTTCACAGTTCTTAAACACTGCTAGACAAGCCGCAGATCTAACACTACCTTATCTTATCCGCGAGGATGAGACTTATTCTAAAGGTTCAATTAAACTCAAAACACCGTGGCAATCACAAGGAGCTAAAGGTGTGGTAACACTTGCAAGTAAATTAATGCTTGCATTACTACCACCACAAACAAGTTTCTTTAAGCTACAGGTTAATGATATTAACTTACCAGAAGAATTGGGTCCAGAAATTAGATCAGAAATGGACTTGTCATTTGCTAAGATTGAACGAACCATCATGGAATCTATTGCAGCTTCCAGTGATCGTGTTGTTGTTCATCAAGCATTAAAGCATCTTGTAGTAGCTGGTAATGCTCTTGTCTTTATGGGTAAGGATGGGCTTAAACTCTATCCGTTAAACCGATATGTAGTAGACAGAGATGGTAACGGTAATGTTATAGAAATTGTAACTAAAGAAACAATATCAAAGAAACTACTTAAAAAAAATTATCCAGCATTTGACCTAGAAAACAAGTGGGAAAATGTTGATGACAGCACAAATGATGAATGTGATATCTATACACACTGCACCTTAGATAACAATCGTTGGGTGTGGCATCAAGAAGTATATGATCAGATTCTAACTAAGTCTATGGGTAAAGCACCTGTTGATGCTAACCCCTGGCTTGTTTTACGTTTTAATCATGTAGACGGAGAAGTCTATGGACGTGGCAGAGTAGAAGAATTCATTGGTGATCTAAAGTCACTTGAAGCTCTGTCACAAGCAATGGTTGAAGGCAGCGCTGCAGCTGCTAAGGTAGTGTTTACTGTCTCACCAAGCTCTACTACTAAAGCAGCTACACTTGCTAAAGCAGGTAATGGTGCTATTATCCAAGGTCGTCCTGATGATATTGGTGTAGTACAGGTTGGTAAGACAGCTGACTTCTCTACTGCTTATCAAATGATAGGTACTTTAAGTCAACGAATTAATGAAGCATTTCTTGTTCTTAATGTAAGACAATCAGAACGCACAACTGCTGAAGAAGTGCGAATGACACAAATGGAACTGGAACAACAACTTGGCGGATTGTTTAGTCTACTAACTGTTGAGTTCCTTGTACCTTATTTAAACCGTAAACTTTCTGTTGCACAAAAAACTGGAGAGATCCCACGCTTACCTAAAGGTGGTATTGTTAAACCTACTATTGTAGCAGGTATCAATGCGATTGGTCGTGGTCAAGATCGAGAAAGTTTAGGACAGTTCCTTCAGGTAATTGCACAAACAATTGGTCCTGAAGCTATCAGCACGTTTATCAATACTGATGAAGTTATTAAACGTCTTGCAGCTGCCTCTGGTATCGATGTACTTAACCTAGTGAAGAGTATGGAAGAACAACAGGGCGAGCAGCAACAAGCTATGGAACAACAACAGATGATGACTGAACAACAACAAGCACCACAAATGGCTGCTGTTGAACAGAAACGTGAACAAGCTGCTATGGAAATGATGCAGCCAGAACAACCACCAATACAATAATATGGCAGAAGTACTAACAAGCAATGAAACCCCCGCTGATCAGCCAGAACTAAATGCTGATGAGCAAGACTCACTAGCTGTTGCCGAGGCTGCTGAAGGGGAACAGCAACAGTTACTAGCAGGTAAGTTTAGTGATCCTAGAGAACTAGAAAAAGCTTACCTTTCCTTACAAAAGAAGTTTGGAGAACCACGTGAAGAAGCTGAGCCTTCTGAAGAAGTAACAGAAGAAGCTTCACCACAAAACAATGAAGAAGAAGAAAATAATTCTTCTAATGAACAGCTATCAGAAGAACAAGCAAACCAATTGTTTGAAATGGTTGGTGGTGAAAAAGCTTACCAATCAATGATTCAATGGGCTGGACAGAATTTATCTAAAGAAGAAGTTCAGATGTATGATTCTGTAATGTCTTCTGGTAACCCTAGTTCTATTTACTTTGCAGTTCAAGCATTGAACGGTAAGTTTACTGATGCTGTTGGTAATGATGGTCAGCTTTTGACTGGTCGCAGTGCTGCAGAAACAACTGCTGTATATCGTAGTCAACCAGAACTTGTAGCTGCAATGAATGATCCACGTTACGATAGCGATCCTGCATATAGAGAGGATGTTATGCGTAAACTTAGTAACTCTACTGATCTTAAATTCTAATGACTGTTACCACCAACGAACACGGACAACAAAACCTCTTTGCTAAAGAACCCACCATGTACACTGATAAAGATTATACTGTAACTCATAACGAAAAAGCTGAGATGCTTAACGGACGCCTGGCTATGCTAGGTATGATGGCTGCGTTTGGAGCATATGTATTAACTGGTCAACTTATTCCAGGAGTATGGTAATGCCAAAAGGTAAAGGAACTTACGGATCACAAAAAGGAAGACCACCTAAAAAAGGTGCTAAAAAGTAATGGCTAAAAAAGGTCTTTACGCTAACATCCACGCAAAGAAAATGCGTATCGCAAAAGGCTCAGGTGAGAAGATGCGTAAGCCAGGTAGCAAAGGTTCTCCAACTGCTGCAAACTTTAAACGAGCTGCTAAAACTGCTAAAAAATCATGATTGAATGCCCACAATGTACTGCACCTCAGCAGTACGTTCTAGAACAACTACAGACTACTGCTGGTGTTACAGATCGTACAGCACTTGCAGTCATTCTGGGTAATATACAGCAAGAGTCTAATTTTAAATCTAACATCTGCGAGGGTGGTGCTATCGTTCCTTATGATAGCTGCCTTCGTGGTGGTTATGGTTTAATACAATGGACTTCTAAAAACCGTTACATTGGTCTTGGCAACCATTGTGCTAAACGTAAGCAAGACCCTAGTGGTCTTAAATGTCAAACTGATTACATGATACATGAGATGAGGTTTAGAAGAGATCTTTATGCTTTTCAAACTAATCATCAACAAATAGGTTATTACATGAATGCTGCATACTACTGGTTAGGTTGGGGTATTCATGGTAACCGTACAAAATATACTTATTCTTTTTTAAACAAACTAAAATGAAATTTCTTGCTATCCTCCCCGCTGCTGCTATTCTTGCCGCTCCTGCAATTGCTGGTCCTTATGTAAATATTGAATCAGAAACTGGTTTTAATGGTCTCAATTCTGAAGGTACTGTTATTCGTAACGATGTAGGTTATGAAGGTAAAATTGGTGAAAAATCTACATGGTATATTCAAGGTGGTCCTGCTTTGGTACTGCCTGATGGAGGTACTGTAACAACTGAAGCATCTGCTAAAGCTGGTGTAGTATTCTCGGTATCTCAAAAGCTAGATGTATATGGTGAAGTAAGCGGTATTACCCAAGATCAAATTAATATCGGTAAACCAATCCAAGCATCAGCTAAACTTGGTGCTAAATATTCGTTCTAAATCCTTTAACACTTTAACATAATGAGAGAATTAGTACAAGTAACGGGAGGGATGTTTATCCCTGACCATGATTATGTAGGCAACACTTATACTGGTAGCAATCTTACTCAAGTAGAGTACCGCCGTGGTGGAGCTACTGGTTCTGTTGTTGCTACACTTACAATGACATATAATGTCAATGACGATGTTGTAACTGTAGTGAAAACTTAGACTATGTTTAATACAAATCCCGCTGGTGGCCTTCAAAAAATTTCAGCCAAAATTTCTGTTAAAGGTATCGTGGCTGATAAAGCTTCTTTACCTGAAGAAGCTATTAAGGGTGATGTTTATGTAACCAGCGCAGAAGGCGAGGTCTTCATTTATAACGGTACAGTTTGGAAGTCTGCAGGTGCATTTGCTATCTCAGGTTTGCCTGGTAAAGATGGTGCTAAAGGTGAACCCGGTGAAACAGGTCCACAAGGATCGACAGGTGAAACGGGTCCAGCGGGTCCAGCAGGTAAGGATGGATCACAAGGTGCACGTGGTGAGCGTGGCTTAGATGGTTTAGAAGGTAAACATGGTGCACCTGGTGCTGCTGGTAAGGACGGAACAAATGGACTTAATGGTACACCAGGCCGTGATGGTCTTAATGGTGAAACAGGTTTACAAGGTATTCCTGGTCCACAAGGTGAACCTGGTCCACAAGGGCAAAAAGGTGAACAAGGACAAAAAGGTGAGAAGGGTGATGCAGGTATTCAATACCCTGAACCTGGTGTTGTTGTATCAACTGGAGATGGCTGGGAAACAAGTTTACCACTATCTAGTTTAGTTAGATCTGCAGAAGAACAGACATTACTTAATAAGACACTTCAGTATGTAACATATGGGTGTACTGTAGTCGATGGTTCTGTTGATGCTTCTACTGCATTTTTACAAACACTTGTACTATCCAAAAGTGAAACTCTTTCATTAGTTAATTTCAAAGAGGGTAGTATGGTACGTGTTACTATTGCTAATAAAAATGGCTATAGTATTACTTGGCCAAAAATCCATTGGGTTTCTGGCGCGGCACCTAGACTTAATAACCTGTCAGTTGTAGAAATTTGGAAATCTAATGGACAATTAATGGGGGTAAAACTTTGAAGTACGTAAAAGTTTTTAATGGTGTACAAGATTATCCCTTCGATCTTCAAGCACTCTACGAAGAATATCCTCATGTATCTTTTCCTGAACCTATCACTAACCATGTGTTAGCTCAGTTTAATGTATATCCTGTACAAAGTACTGAGGTAGAATATAAAATTGGATCTAACCAGGAACTGATTTCTGAAATTAAAGAAGGGCAGGATGGTTCTTATAAAGAAGTTTACACTGTTGTAAATAAGTGAGGATCTAATGGCATTTCAGTTCAACCCTATTACAGGTGAGTTAGATCTAGTTGTACTTGAACCTGGTCCGACTGGTCCCACTGGTCCACAAGGTCCACAAGGTCCAGCCGGTGCAACAGGTTCAGCTGGAGCTGATGGTGCACAAGGACCACAAGGACCGTCTGGTAGTGATGGAGCTACTGGTTCTCAAGGTCCACAAGGCGCAACAGGACCAACAGGACCGACTGGACCAACAGGACCAGCTGGAGCAACTCTTAGTGCTGGTACAACAACAACGCTAGCAGCTGGTGCCAATGCTGCTGTAACTAATAGTGGTACATCTTCAGCTGCTGTATTTGATTTTGATATACCTAGAGGTAATACAGGATCAACCGGAGCTACAGGACCAGCAGGACCAACAGGTTCACAAGGACCAGCCGGTAATGATGGTTCAGATGGTGCGACAGGTCCACAGGGTCCAACAGGTCCAACAGGTCCAGCAGGGTCAGACGGCGCTGATGGTTCAGATGGAGCTACAGGCGCTACAGGTCCAACTGGACCACAAGGGCCAACAGGACCAGCAGGTGCAGCCGGTTCAGACGGAGCCACAGGACCAGAAGGTCCAACAGGTCCGGCAGGTCCAACGGGCTCTACAGGGCCTACAGGACCGACAGGACCGACTGGACCGGCAGGTGCTGATGGATCGGATGGTGCTACTGGTGCAACAGGCTCTACAGGTCCACAGGGTCCAGCTGGACAAGGTGTACCTACTGGAGGTACTGCTAACCAAGTACTAGCAAAAATTGATAGTACTAATTACAACACTCAGTGGGTTAATCAATCTGGTGGTGGTGGTGGTACACCTAGTCGCTATTTACATGTTGATGGCAGCGGCTCACAGGCTTTAACTACGTCACTAGCCACCGTTGATTTTGATACGACGATTGTAACATCGGATGCGTCCGATTTTACTGTTGGAACTGGTGGTGAAATTACAGTTGTTAATGCTGGTACTTACTACATTGAATACTCTTTAGATGGTGACCAATCATCAGGAAATAACCGTGTTATTGTTAGTGGTGAAGTACAAGTTGGTGGAACTGCTGTAACAGGTTCAGAGTGTTCGGTCTATTCAAGGAACACAGCTGATGGTGATTTCACTGCTGTAGGTTCTTGTATCGCTGTTTTAACTGCAAATAATGTAGTCCGCGTACAAGCGCAGAAAAATGATGCTGGTATTACAACTTCACTAGAGTTAGGTACTTCAGCACTTTCGATATTTTCGTTATCAGGCTCTGGTCCACAAGGACCAACCGGTGCTGCTGGCGCAGACGGGGCTGCTGGCCCGAGCGACATTCCGCAGAACAGCCAGACGAGTGCATATACTCTTGTCGCAGGAGATAACGGTAAACATATTAATATAACCACTGGTGGAGTCACCATTCCAAGTGGTGTATTTAGTGCGGGCAATGTGGTCTCTATCTTCAACGATAGCGGCAGCAATCAAACAATTACTCAAGGTGGAAGCGTCACATTGAGACTTGCTGGATCTGCAACTACGGGTAACAGGGTGCTGGCTCAATATGGTTTGTGCTCAGTGCTGGCGGTGGGAAGCAATGAATTTGTAATTAGTGGAGCAGGGTTAACCTAATGGGAATACATCAAGCAGTTTTTGGTGGTTATCCAACATCAAGTGCTCCTAGCACTGCAACATGGTCAGTTCCCGATTCAGAGTTTAAGCAAGCAGCTGGCGCAAGCTTTAGCGTTGACGGGGTACAGACAGGTGATTTGCTGCTATTCACTCAAAGTGGAGATAATGCTGGATCAATTACCACCTTGACTGGTTGGGACAATAATTTTTTCAGAACAGATAACGATCCGAGTTATAAAGAGCAAGTCAGGATTGCCACAAGCAACGAAGGAACTGTTTCTGTCACTTCTGACAGCGATACAGAAGCAGGGGCGTTGGTGATCTTTAGATGCTCAACAGGCACAGTCAGTGTTGATTTTAATAATGATCCTTATGCATTTACTAGTGGTAACTCAGGTGATCCGGTTGTACCATCGAGCAATCAGAATGGCACAGGAACTGCTGAGAACTATTCGTTGCAAATTGCAGGCGGTTATCTAGATGATGATACGATCACAAGCTGCACAGCTCCAAGTGGTCTTACGCTTGTGGGATTTGCTGGTGGATCACGTCAAGACGGATTCTTTACTCGAAGAAGTTCAGTGATGATTGCCTACGCAGTCATACCAAATTCAGGTACTACCACACCTGCCGGAGCTGGAAACAGTTTCAATACGAATGGTAGTGATGAGTGGCATTCCTCGGTTACTTATTTTAGGCCAAGCTAAATAGAATAAGCAGGGTGCAATTCCCTGCATAGCTCTAGACAGCCAAGTCTTTAAACTGGTCTTACTTACTTTGAACAAAACACACAATGCACTACTAATTTAATGTCAGCTACAATTTCACAACAACAACAAAATAATCTTTGGGAGAACTTCTGTGACTGGGTAACCAGTACTAACAACCGTCTTTATGTTGGTTGGTTCGGAGTACTAATGATCCCCACACTGCTTGCCGCTACCATTTGCTTCATCGTCGCTTTCATCGCCGCACCTCCGGTTGATATCGACGGCATCCGCGAGCCTGTTGCAGGTTCACTGATGTATGGCAACAACATCATTTCTGGTGCTGTTGTTCCTTCCAGCAACGCCATTGGTCTACATTTCTACCCCATTTGGGAAGCTGCCTCACTCGACGAGTGGCTCTATAATGGTGGACCTTTTCAACTTGTCATCTTTCATTTCCTTATTGGTATCTATGCATACCTTGGTAGGGAATGGGAATTGTCCTATCGCCTGGGCATGCGCCCTTGGATTTGTGTTGCATACTCCGCACCCGTGGCAGCGGCATCCGCTGTATTCCTTGTTTATCCCTTTGGACAAGGTAGCTTTTCAGACGCTATGCCTCTTGGCATTTCCGGTACTTTTAATTATATGTTGGTATTCCAAGCCGAGCACAACATCCTCATGCACCCCTTCCACATGTTGGGAGTTGCTGGTGTTTTTGGTGGCTCACTGTTTTCAGCTATGCATGGATCTTTGGTCACATCTTCTCTCGTACGTGAAACAACAGAAAATGAATCTCATAACAATGGCTACAAATTTGGGCAAGAAGAAGAGACGTACAACATCGTTGCAGCGCACGGCTATTTTGGTAGGCTTATTTTCCAGTACGCTAGCTTTAACAACAGCCGTAGTCTCCACTTTTTCCTTGCCGCTTGGCCTGTTGTTGGCATTTGGTTTACCGCTCTTGGTGTCTCTACAATGGCGTTCAACTTAAATGGCTTTAACTTTAATCAGTCTATTGTTGATAATAACACTCACGTTATTAATACCTGGGCAGATGTACTCAACAGAGCAGGATTGGGTATGGAAGTTATGCATGAACGTAATGCACACAATTTCCCACTAGACCTTGCATAAACATACGTCCGTTCATTCATTGATTTATGGAATTCTTTCAAATAACAGTTAATGATACTTGGATTGTTTTAACACATAAAGCAGTATCTAAATATCTAGAAACTTGGCCTGGTGGTGATCCATCAGAACAAGAGGCTTTAATAAGATTAAAATCTGATTTAGATAGAATGGTATTAGAAGTATCTTTTAATAAATCAATGGACGCATGACACTAGCTGTATGGAACGGGACAGTTAGATCTTCTTAAAAGGAGAATACTATGCAAGGCAAGACTTATTGCTATCGCGGTGTAAAGTACACTAAGTGAGATAGATCTAATGAGGGGTGCAATTCCCCTCTTCACTATTGGCATTGGCCCGTACGCGGATACCCTTTGCCGTCTAGACGGTGGGATAGACCACAATACAAATTAAATAACTCAAAGATCTTTGAGAGTTGATATATTACTACTCTCTTTAAAATGGCTTTTCAATCTTCTGTTAACCCGGCTCAGCTAACTCAGCTGGGTCAGTCTAACTTGTCGGGTGATACCCGCGCTCTTTACTTGAAATTATTTTCAGGTGAGATGTTCAAAGGCTTCCAGCGAAATACGATCGCTCGTGATTTGATCATGAAGCGTACGCTTAGGAACGGCAAATCAATGCAGTTCATTTTCACTGGACGTACAAAAAGTGAATTCCATACTCCTGGTAATTCTATTCTTGGAGATAGCAACAATGCTCCTCCAGTAGCTGAGAAGACAATCACATGTGATGATTTGTTGATCAGCTCAGCATTTGTTTATGAGCTTGATGAAGTTCTTGCTCACTACGATCTGCGCTCAGAAATTAGTCGTAAAATCGGCTACGCTTTGGCAGAAAAGTATGACCGCCTTGTATTCCGTGCTATTGCACGTGGTGCACGTAAGGCTTCTCCTGTTAGTGCTACTAACTATGAAGAGCCCGGTGGTACTCAGATTCGTGTTGGTGCTACTACTAACGATTCTGATGCTTATGTTGCTGCTAACCTGGTAACTGCATTCTATGATGCTGCATCAGCTATGGATGAAAAGGGTGTATCTTCTGATGGCCGTGTTGCTGTCCTGAACCCCCGTCAGTACTATGAACTGATCCAAGCTGTTGGTACTAATGGTCTTGTTAACCGTGACGTACAAGGTTCTACCTTGCAGTCCGGTCAAGGTATTGTTGAAATTGCTGGTATCAAGATTTACAAGTCAATGAATATCCCATTCCTTGGCAAGTATGGTACTGCTTACGGTGGTACTACGGGAGTAACCTCACCTACTAATGTGGGTGACTTCGTGGGTGAAACCCTTGAAGATGCTTCTGATGCACAAACTGGAATCAACAATGATTATGGTACTGCAACCCAATTCGGTGCTAAGTCCTGTGGTCTTATCTTCCAAAAAGAAGCAGCCGGTATGGTTGAAGCAATTGGTCCTCAAGTACAAGTAACTTCTGGCGACGTCTCCGTGATTTATCAAGGTGATGTTATGCTCGGACGTTTGGCATGTGGCGCTGATTATCTTAACCCCGCTGCAGCTGTTGAACTGTATGTTGGTGCTAGTGCTCCTTCTGCATTCTGATTTTTATGTCATATGGGAGTCTCTTCGGAGTCTCCTTTTTTTTAACTATTTATTGAGAATAATACTCATTATCAATTATGCCTTCTCCTACTACTGGCTCCAATACTGAGCTACAAGCTGTTAATCAGATCCTGGCGTCAGTTGGTCAGGCTCCCGTGAACACTTTAACAACTGAATCTACTTATGTACTTGAACCACAAGGGAACTTTTTAGGCTCCATTAGTGGCACTACATTGACCACTGAAGAGGCTTCTATTCCTGTTGGTACTTATATTTCAGGTACTGGTGTAACTCTTAATACATCTATTGCTGTTGCTGGTGTTGCTCAAGGTACAAACCCTGAGACATATAACTATACTGTTAATATTTCTCAAACCGTATCTAGCACAAACCTAGTTAAATCAGTTGTTTCTTATAAAGTAGAAACACAAACCAACCCGGAAGTTGCGATTGCATATAATACTTTAACTGAAGTTTCACGTGAAGTACAGTCCGAAGGCTGGACATTTAATATCGAACGAAATTACAAAAACATACAACCAGACGCTAGTACTAAGAAAATTGCTATTCCTAATAATGCGTTGCAAGTTGATCTAAGCCAAGACTACGTAGCAAATCTAGGGCGTCATGCTGTTAATCGTGGTGGGTATCTTTATGATACAATTGAACATACTGATGTATGGGATAGCGATGAAACTTTTTACTTAGATATTGTTTGGAATTGGGAATATCAATACCTACCTAAACCTATTCAAGATTATATTGTAGCACGTGCTGCAGTAGTATTTTGCAGTAGAGTACTAGGTGATTCAAATCAATACCAAATGCTACAACAAAAAGAAGCTTTTACTAGAGCTATGGCACTAGAATATGAATGTAATCAAGGCAATCATAGTTTCTTTGGTGCTCCTCAAGAAGGTAATTTTTACAAAAGCTACAGTCCTTTTAATACATTGATTCGCTAATGCCAGTAGTAACACAACTGACACCTAATTTTCTTGGTGGTGTCTCTAAACAAAATGATGACAAAAAACTAGAAGGTCAGGTATCGGAGTGTATTAACGGATATCCTGATGCTACCTATGGTCTATTAAAAAGACCTGGTATGAAGTTTACTGATCATCTGAAGAAACAAAATGGAACAGCTTTCACCAAAACTGAATTAGATAATGCTACATGGTTTTTTATTGATAGATCATCTGCTCAGTCATATGTAGGTGCTATTAAAGGTACTAACATTTATGTCTGGACCAATACAGGTACGTGGTGTACGGTGACGGCACCAGGTGGTGGCGCTATTGCTACTTCTTACCTTACTGGCACTAATGAGGACGATTATCATTTCCGTAGTATTCAAGATACAACAATTATTACAAACAAAACTGTAACAACTACTATGCAGGCAGCTGGTACATTTGTTGCTAGTTCAGTTGCTACGCTTAAACTACTTACACTTGTTGATACATTTGAATATACTGTTAATATTCAAGGTGTTGAAGCTAAGGTAACAGCACAATCAAGCACAACATTTGATGATATGTTGTTGTATGATTCTGGTAGTGTAAATACAAACAACCATCTTATCGATAAAATTAAAAGTGTTATTGAAGCACAACATACAGCATCTAACTCAGATTTTGATGGCATATGGTACTTAGAAGGTTACAACAATAGTATTGTTATTAAACGTGGTACTGGTTCTAATGCAGTGGTAACTGATTATAGTGCAGTCACAGGTACTCCTGTAGGATTTACAATCGATGCTAAAGGTGGTCTTAATAACAATGCACTAGAAGCGTTTGAAGATGATGTAACTGAAGTATCTAAACTACCCCTTGAATCTTTTACAGGTCATAACGTAAAAATCTTAAACAGTGATAGTGCTGAAGATGATTATCATGTTAAATTCATCGCTTATGATACTAATCTAAATAGAGGTCGTGGTTTTTGGAAAGAGACGATTGCTCGCGATGCTAGTCCTGGTCTTCTTGCTACTTCTATGCCACATGAGTTGGCTAATACAGGACCAACTACATTTACATTTGGCCCTATTGCTTGGAAAGACCGTTTTGCAGGAGACGATACAACCAGCCCTATACCCTCTTTTATTGGTAATAAAATTACATCAACGTTCTTTTATAACAATAGATTTGGTATATTGGCAGACGATAACATTATCCTTGGTGTTGCTAATGACCCCTATAACTTTTTTGTAAAATCTGCCTTAACACAAATTGACTCAGATCCTATTGATCTTAGTGTAGCCAGTGTACGCCCTGTCAAATTATTTAGTGTACTACCATCACCACAAGGTTTAACCTTATTTGGTGAACGTCAGCAGTTTATAGTATTCTCGCCAGACACAAGTATCTTAACACCATCAACTACTATTATCAGATCCATATCTAATTATGAGATGGATCGTAACATAGAACCACGTGATGTAGGAACAACTGCTGTATTTGTTAGCAAAGTTTCATCTTATAGTAAGGTGTTTTCTCTACAATTACGCGGTGATGAGGAGAACCCTCAGGTTGTTGATATCAGTCAACAGGTGTTAGAATGGATCCCCAATACTGTAGACGATTTAATTGTAAGTCCACAAAATTCATTAAGTATTCTAGTAGATAAGCATTCATCTTATATGTATCTATTTAGATACTATAATGATGGAGAAAAAAATCAGTTCCAAGCTTGGACTAAATGGCAAGTAAATGGTACTATTCAATCTGCTTATATTCTAAATGATGATGTAACATTAATTATACAGCATGAAGATGAATATACACTACAAACCATAACACTAGACGAAATTCCAACTGGAGAAGTTACAGCTAATGCTAGTAGTGTTTCTGGTAGTCCTTGTTTAGATTTTGCTTGTAGGCCAAAACATAATGGTGGAGGTACTGCTGTTAGTTATGATGCAGTGAATGATGTAACAAAAGTGTATGTTCCATTTAAACCTATTACTGAAAAGGATTCTACTGTACTAATCGGTAAACCTGGTGCAGAAGAAGGTACAGCTTTAGAAGGTAAACCTAAGTATGACGGTTCTTATTATTATTTTGAAGTACAAAAAGATCAGTCAAACCTTGCTGATGGTATTATCGTAGGTTATCCTTTTAACTTTGAGGTTGTATTACCTAAACTTTATTACAGACGTGATGCTGTTACTACAGATTATACAGCAGTAACAACTATTGCTAGAATAAAACTATCTGCTAATAGAAATGGTGCATTAACTTTTAAAACAAAGTTAAACAGTACCCAAGAGTGGATAGCTCTTAAGTCTGTAACTGTTTCTGATAATTATGAAGCATCAACTAATCCAGTAAAACCTGAATACATATTTACTGTACCTATCCATCAACGTAACACTAATTTTGAATTAAAAGTGACAAGTGATTTCCCATACCCTGTATCGTTGGTGTCAATGATGTGGGAAGGTAACTATTCCCCACGTTTTTATAAGAGGACTTAATGTTTGACACTGAATTTAATCCCAAAGGGTGGAGTCTATTAGACGAACAACTAGCTGAATCTGGGCTAGAGATGAACATTGTAATTGGTGCTGGGGCTATTGTTAGTGGTATTTCTGCTATTGCTGGTGGCATTTTTGGAAGCAACCAAGCTGATAAAGCTAATAGAAAAGCTGAAAAAGCTTACAAAGACCAGATGGAAGCTGCAGAAGATGCAGCTGATGCTACCAATGAATATAATAAGGAAGCCTTCAAAGTTGATATAGCAAACTATCAACGACAAAGAGAATATGAATACGATACTGCTCTAAGAAATTGGAGGTATCAGACTGAAATCCAAGATTATCAGTATTTATCTGCAATAAAACAGTACGGTAAGTCTGTAGAAAATACTGAAAGTCGGCTGGCATACAACAATATTGCAGCACAGCAGGCTTATGAATCTGAACAATCAGCATTAAATGAGCTTTATACTGAAGATGCTTTTAGCAGGCAGGGTATGCTTGTCGATCAACTTCAGAATGAAGGTAGAGCTGCATTAGGGCAATCTGGTAATTCACGTGGTAAAGCATTACAATCTACTATTGCATCTTTAGGACGTAACGCTGCTATTATGGATGCTAGTTTATCTAGTTCTGTTGAGCAATCACAACGTAACTTAAGACAAATTGGTATGCAGCGTTATGCTGCTGATATGGGTGCTAAAGCATCAATGATGATTAGACCAGAAAGACCGCCTGCAGTATTGAAACCTGAACAAGCACCTGAACGTATCTTTATTAAACCTCAAAAAGTATTACCAGGAGCTGTACAAGCACCTACAAGACAGAGTGTTAGTGCTCCACTATTTTCTGGCTTAACTTCAGCTGCGACAGCAATTGCAGGTGGCATTGGTGGAGGAGGTTATCAAAGTCCATGGGGCGGTACTGGTAGTATCGGTTCCGGTATGAGCTTCAGTTCGTTCGGATCTAATACTGGTGCATTTGGAGGTGCCTTTAATGTACCTGCATCTTTCTAATACATAAAAATGTAACTTAATAACCATGGCTAAACAAGTACAATACAGGGGAGCCGCTAGATCTAGAGGGTTCTCCCCTCAACAAGTAAGCGATGCTGCTATCTCACGTATGCGTGAAGATAGTAATCGTGTCGTACAAGGTATGCGTACTGCTGCTGAAGCTGATATTTCTCAAAGAGAACGTATTAGTCGAGAAGTAAGAGCAAACCAAAAAGCAGAAAGATCAGATCGCCAAAGAAATTTTGAGATTCAAACTCAGAATCAAAACACTGAGATGCGTCAAATGCAGTTGGATGCACAAACTGCTAGGAACCAATTAGAAATAGACCAAAGAACACAATCTAAAATCTTTGAGAGTATTTCTGAATTTAGTGAAACAGCAACTAAAAAATACGAAGAGATACAAAAGGCAAAGTCTGATGAACTTGCTCAACAAGCACTTAATGAGTTTGACCTTGACCCCACTTCTGACCCAGTAATCCAACAACTTTTAGGTGAGTATGAACTAGCAGCTACAGAAGAAGTACGTCAAAGTGCATTAGATGTAGCTGAAGCTAAAAATGGTAACCCCCTTGCTATTTCTAAAGCAAGATCTTTGGATAGTAATGGTCGTTATAAATTAGACCAAGCTAGGGCTAATTATATCCTAACTAATCTCTACCCACAACAACTAAACAAAGCTTTATTAGAAGCAGAGGGTCTAGACTCTGCTGGTACTGCAGCATTTATTACTAATTTCAAAAGGGATTTCGTACAAAAATCTGGTATCTTAAATCTTAAACCTGAGATGATACGTGATGGGTTAGCAGCTGTTAATAAAGTTAACCAAGGTATCCAGACACAAGCCAGAAAGCGTGAGATACAAATAGAGCAGGGGATTAGAACAGATAATGCTACTACAATTCTAACTCAAAACCCCACTGCCTTTAATCAAAATATTGTTTCTTCTTTCAATACAATTGTAAGAAATAACAACGGTGATTATGGAAAAGCTTATGAATGGTTTGAAAAGTTAGCACTTCAAAGAGATCTTAACGGTGAGTATTTATTCACCCTTGATCAGATCGCCAATGCTACTGTAAATAAAGGACAACCTTTTGCTTTAAGCAATCCTGGCAGAATGGGTGCTATTAAAATAGCACGTATGCGTGGCGATACCCAATACCGTGAGGTACAGATTCAAGCTGACGAGGTAAGTTATAAGGAAGATACTAAGAGATTTTTAGCGTCTCTTACTGAAGATGGTAGTAAAGCTAATGCTGAAGCTGCTATAAGATTTTTTAGAGACACTTATGGTAAAGTACCAGCCACAATTCAAAAGTATGAAGAAAGCTATACTAATGAAGCACTAGCAAAGGCTAGATCAATTGAACAGTATGAAGCTATTCCTAATGGTTTTATTACACAAGAAGCTGTTGATGCTTTAAGTGGTATTGATCCTGATGCAGCTAAAACTTTAAATGAACGTTTTGTACAACAACAAAATAAATACACTAAGGGTGTCTTTAAAGATCAATCTGATTCCTTTAAAACAGTTGCTAATGGTGTAACCAGTTTTGGTTCAAACAAACCTAATACACCTGCTAGTGTATTCCTACAGGGA